TCATCTTTAAGGACAACTTTAGCCTCATTCCTGAACGTGTCTAAGAGATGCTTTTCATCTAAATCAATAGTCACTGGCGCTGTTGTAGTTAAATCTCCACGACCAGTTTTGGGAACTCTTTCACCAGCAATAGTTTCAAACCCTTGGAAGTCTGTATTCTCAGCAATACGAATCATCTCTCTACCTATCTCTTCTTTCTTAGCTTCTGTTCTTTCTTCCGGTTTTAAAGCCCACCATTTATCAGCGGCCCACCTGAGAAGGAGGTCTTCTCTGTCGGTCTTTAATTCATTTCTGCTCTTATCAAGGTCTGCTAATCTACCCTTCCTTAAATCCTTTAAATACTTTTCTTTATCTCTCTTTTCTTTCGCTTCAGCAATCTTGAATCTTTCATCAGCCCTAACCGCTTCATCTTCCGCCCTGACTTCTCCAGCCTCCTGAAAGCGTTGGTCAAAGATGCTTTGGGCAGCGGTTCTTGCCTCCTTAGCAAAGTGAGGATCAAATCCGCTACCCTGATACCAACTCATCTGTTCATCAATGTTATTGATCTCACCTCTGAGTATGGCGGCTCTTTGACGATTCAGGATTTCTGCCTGAATCTCTTCATCTCTGATGCCCATCCTCTGCTTGAGTTCCTGCTCCCCGGCAATAGCGCCGAAGGAAAAGTTCTGGGATCGTCCGGTCAATCCTCTCATGGCATTAACTCTACCAGCCATTTTTGAACGACGAGTATTGATCTGCGATAGAGCATCCAAATACTCACCCACATCTATACGCTCAGGCATAGGTTCCTGCTGAATATTCTGCGTCTGCTGAAGGTATTGCATCTGCATTTGACGACGCTTATCTTTATCCCTTACAGGAGCAAACATCATTTGTCCATTAGCCATAGATATTACCCAAGGTAGCGGCGTGGTAGCCTGCTTCTAATATTCATTAAATTGGCATACTGAGGTTGGCCCTGAGCAAGAGTGAGTCCGGGCATATTAGCGAGATCAACCACCGGTCTATCTTGAGCAGCATATTGGCCCCTTCCATAACTCCCCGGTCTTGCCTGACCAAAATCAGCGGGGCTTCGAACATTTTCCATCATAGCCTGCCTATATTTCATTTCGTCTTCATCCCAATTAAGACCAAGCCATTGCTGAACATAGTTTCTACTAGCCATTATGAAGGCATTCCCATCATGCCAAGCGCCAGTGATCCTAACTGACCTATACTAGACAGCGGTGAAGGTGTGGCTGAACTCACGCCACCAAAATTACCGGATATGTTAGCGAGATAGTTCTGAAGGTTCTGCTGTGGTTGACCCATCTCGTAGTTGTATCTCATCATTGCTTGGTTGATATCTTCCTGAGTCATGGCTCTACGCTCTGCTCCAACATCACCAACAGCACCAGCCATTTGTAATGGTGCGCCCATGATTGTTGGATAGCCACCAAGACCAGCCTGCCTCTGCCCAAGTATCATGTTAGCCATAGGCATTCTCTGGGCCTGTGCGCCTTGATAAGCATTGTAAGCCATCGTTGCTAACTGATCCTGTAAGTTCTTCTGTGCGCCAGCAATAGCGGTTCCCTGTATTTGATTACTTCTGGCTCCGCCACCCGGCTGATAATTAACTATGCTCTCTCTGATGCCCGGTAGAATCTTTCCTGTCAGCTGGTTCAGCGCCTGATTACCATAGACATCAGCCATCATATTAAATGGAGCCATGTTCACATCACCGGCTAATAGCCCTCTTTGCTGCTCTGCGGTGAATGGAGTTTGTCCATACATCTGACCAAGCGCTGCCTGCTCTGCTGCGGCCTGCATGGCTGCTGGCCTCTGTCCAGTGGCATAGTTGACCGCCATTTCCTGACCCATTGTCTGGTATGGGTCGAATCCAGCAAGAGTCTTACCTTGGAAATAAGGGATTGGTTGATTTACACCTCTTGTGTAAATATCTTCTGCACCACGGAATGCCCGCTTGAGAGGCTCTTGTTGTGGCCCCCAAGGTTCCTGCATCGCAGTTGATGTATTAAAATTACCAGACATAATTATTTCCTCTTATTGTACTCTACCAGATAGCAGGGAGTTAATCGTAGGGGTCAACCCAACAGTTTCACCGGGTATATTCGTAACTAATGGTACGACAGGTTGTGTCGTCGCTCTAGGTAGTAAACCAGTAGCATCATAGTCAACACCAAATACTGGCCCCTGAGTACCATACCTCCTAATCCAATCGGCAGAATTACTTGGAACCTGACTCCTAAAATCTGCACCACCTTGCCCGAAGAAATCCAATCCTCCACCACCCATTATATTAGCCATATCCTGCCTGCCGGGATACATCCTATCATGTTCCAATTGTGACCAAGCAGCAAAATCTGTTTCACCACCGGGGCCAACCCATGTCCCATTACCATTGCCTGTAGTTGTCGTTGTGGTAGTAGCTGGTAGACGCGGTGGGCTAGTCGTGCTGTAAGTTCTAGGTGCCCATGCTGATCCACCTCTTGGCGCGTAGTCAATTACACCGCCCTGTGCCTGCGTTTGATAGTTAGCCAGATTATTAGCAAGCAAAGCCCGCTGTGCTGGCGCGGTTCCCAGTAAACCCGGCCCCTCTGGTGGAGCAAGGTGCGACCAATCTTGAAGCGCTGGTCTTGTGTAAGGGGTGGACAGGTACTCGCCTGAACCACCAAGCCCTCTTGAACCCGACCCATATGTTGGAAGACCAGTTCCTGCACCAGTTCCCGTGCCAGTGCCTGTACCAGTTCCAGTACTACCTAAAGTGCCATCACCCTTCCAGCCACCTGTTGGTTCCCAGAAACCTTTTGTTGGGTCACCGCCTTCCCAGAATAGATTATCACTCGTTTCTCTATGTGTTGTATATTCTTCATGCTGGGGGCCGAAAAACTTCTGTACAGGCTCCCCGGTAACCACCTCAGTACCCCTGTTATCGGCTCCAGCTAAATCATCAAACCAGCTATACCCACCAGAGGCTTCCGCTCTTGGTTCTACAGTTACATCAAGAAGGCCAGCCTTATTTCCAAGTGTTTGCCTTGCTTGGTCTAGTAATGAATTCCACGTATCTACCTGATCATTCTTGGCTGCATTCCAGAGTGCTGTAGATAAATCAAATCCCTCATGCTGGGGAGTGGCCGGATCATCATACCTATCTACAGAGATATTAGTTCCCCATACAAACCCATCACCAAGCAATCCTAGATTTTGTATGTTTTCAAGACGTGCAAGTGATTGATTTGATTGCCCAGTTTCACTGCCCGGTGCAGTTAGTGTGGTAGTACCTGTTTTATCATCAACCTCAGTAGTCGTAGGCGTTGCAACTCCCGCACCATCAGATACCTTGCCCGCTTTCTCATTATTTTCGCGTTCTTTTACTTTGGGAGATTCTACATTTGCTTCTTTTAATTTTGGTATATGTTCTTTAGCAAAATCAGTTTTGGTGCCGGGAGTTATCTCCGTCGATCCTGCGCCATGCTTATCCTGATAATCACCAGTAATCAGAGCATTGGTTTCATCCGCATGAGCTTTACCAAATGCGTCTGCTGTTAATTTACCGCCAGTCCTATCTTTCCAATACTTAGCCTCTGTGGAATTAGGATCATCCTGCATCCTTTTAAGGGCATCTGCTAAGTCTTGATTGTTATTAACGTAACTTTTTGCTGACATTAGTGCATCCTACCCTTTAGGTCTTTTGTTAGTATATGATAACTGCATTTCCAATCCTGTAATATCTTGAGCCATCCCTTTCTACCCCAAGCCTCCAATGATGTACATCCCATGTTCATTGCCCAGTATTCAATATCTGGCAGGAACTCAAGCCAGCGTTCCATCTCTATGCCGCCAAGTGCTATAATTCTTAGAACTCTCTTGCTGGGGTATGGCGCTATCTGGGTAACCATGCAGGCTAGAATATCATTCTTGCTAACCGCTACCCATAACTGCATATCTCCGTTGGAAATATGCTCATAGTAATCCTCTAAAGTAGCCTCATACTGAGAGTGATCAACGACCTGCTGTAGATAGCCTGATATATTATCCCAGACGACATTGATATCGTCCGGTGAAATCATAGCTATTTTACAGTTTGTTCCAGCTTGTTCCGTACCAATAAATTCCTTCGCCCGATCCCGGATTCCAGTCCGATCCATCGGCGAATCTGATGTCTCCGGTTCTTGGTCTTGCCGGTGCTTCATGTGTTCTCTCTAATCTGAATGTTGCTTGGTTTAATAGGATATCTCCCAGTCTTTTTAATTCGGTAACAAGATACAATCCTAAACTCTCTGGGTCTGCTGGTAATGGGCCGGGTTCATAATGTGTTACAGACCTTTCTACTCTATCTACATGAGTAGCCATCAGTTCATCTTGGAGCCTCTATTCCCTGCGTTCTTAACGTCCAGAGCATAGCCGTCCAATCTCCATGTTTGGTCTCCGGTGGATTCAAATTTCACACCGATATATTTTCCTGTAACCCTTACCGGAACTTTTGATTGTGAATCAGGATTAAAGGTATACGGGCCTTCCCATGTAATACTTTCCTCTGTTGACATCTGTGCGCCCACATAGACGTTCACAGTATTAGCATCAGAAGATGACATCTTGGGCCATACAGATAGAACTTTCTTAACTGTTGATGGATTAGGCTGTCCTGACTCGTCTACAGTTATTCCGGTTCTTTCAATATAGGATGTCATATTAGTCCCATCCTTTGTATTTCCGGTTTCATGCCGATACATTTTAGTATCAGTTGCGGATGCCATCACCAGAGATTTACCAGCCGTATTAGAGAAGGCAGATGCACCCGCTGTATTCCAATTCAATGAATTGTTAGCCCATGTGGATGTATCAGCAGACCATGAGGCAGATGCTAAAGGATCACCCTCAATCCCATATCCAATCATAGATGCCTCTGGAAGATCGCGTTCTGTAAATGTTTGATTTGCCCAGTTCCAAACTAGTGCTTTATCACACTGTACATTTGTAGTATTACTTGATGATACATAACAAGCCCACATCTCGGTATTTCCATAATCTGCAACGACAAATGCTTTCTCATGCTCATCACCATTCATATTACCAAACAAGTGATCTCTCATCTTGTGAGGTAAAATAGATTCAACCTTTATACCATCGTTAATATATAGATCGCCATTGCCAAAAATGAAATGCTTATCTCCAAATTCAGCCACACAGTTTGTAGATAATGCGCCAATATTTGGCGATAATTGACGGAATGCAAAGAT